CTCACCGCCCTCTCTCTGCCCATGTTGCTCGGGCGATGATGGCGGGGGTGCCGGAGCGGTGAGGGGGGGTATCGGTCGTTGTGAGACCAAGGCTGGTCGCTGCAAGCGAGTACGATGGGCATGGAAAAGCCCAGGCGCTGCTGTCACAGCCCTGGGCGTGGACGAAGCCACCAAGGAGGCTCCGACATGTCCAACGGTACCGCAACGAAAGTTGATCTGCTGTGCGTCTATTGCGGCTGGGACGCTGACTCGGTCGACCACGTCTTGCCCAGGGCATGGACGGGTAACGCTGCCCGGCCTCACGTCCCAACGGTGCCGGCGTGTCGTGACTGCAACTCTCGGATCGGCGACCATCATGCGCCGACATTGGCTGAGCGCCGGGCGCTGGCCTATGAGTCGTTGGAACGCAAGTCCCGCAAGCTTCTTCGGAACCCGTCTTGGACTGACGACGAGATGGCCGAGCTCGGCCCGCATCTGCGTCACGAGCTCGAGTGCCGCGAGGCGAAGCGTCGCATGGTCAAGTACCGGTTGGACAACCTTGCGCGCGACGAGGATGACCCGGTGTTGGACTGGCTGCTGCATTGTGCCGCGTACGGCGACAACTTCGCCGCCCGCATCTTGGACAGGAAGCAGGCCGCGCAGCTGGCCGCTCGGGTGCTGTAGGGGCTTCCTGTGGGGCTGCTGACGTCCGCGGCGGCGTCTGGTGACCGACGGGCCGCTCTGGAGGCCCTAAGGGCGTCTCTGGCGGCAGCCGTGGAAGCCGCTGATCCCGAGAAGATTGCCCCGCTGGCGAAGCAGCTACGTGAGACGTTGGCGGAACTGGAAGCCCTGCCGAACGCCAAGGAGAAGTCGACCAGTGATGATCTCGCCGCCAAGAGGTCTGCTCGGCGTGCAGCAGCCAAGGTTGCTGACAGTGCCTCAGGGGGCAATCTCTAGCAGCGGCGCGGAGGCGGCCGAGCTTGCCGCCTCAGCCGGGTTGCACCTGGACGGCTGGCAGCGGTTGGCGTTGGACGTGGCGTTGGGTGAGCGGGCCGACGGCAGGTGGGCGGCGTTCGAGGTCGGGTTGGTGGTGTCTCGCCAGAACGGCAAGGGCAGCATCCTCGAGGCCCGTGAGCTGGCCGGCCTGTTCTTGTTCGGCGAGCGGCTGATCTTGCATAGCGCCCACGAGTTCAAGACGGCGGCGGAGGCGTTTCTGCGGGTCAAGTCGCTGGTCGATAACACGGACGATCTGCGCCGGAAGGTGAAGCAGATCCGTACGTCGCACGGCGACGAGGGGATCGAGTTGCTGGACGGGGCGCGCCTGAGGTTCGTTGCTCGTTCTCGTGGGTCCGGTCGCGGGTTCTCTGGCGACTGTGTGATCTTGGACGAGGCTTATCACCTCGGGCCGCAGGAGATGGGGGCGTTGCTACCGACGTTGTCGGCACGCCCTAACCCGCAGGTCTGGTACACGTCGTCGGCCCCGATGTCGACGTCTACGCAGCTGCACGCGGTTCGACGCCGGGCGTTGGCCGGCGGGTCGGATCGTCTGGCCTATTTGGAGTGGTCGGCGCCGGCTGAGTGTGACCCGGCGGACCCGTCGGCGTGGGCGCAGGCCAACCCGGCGTTGGGGTTGCGGGTGCGTGAAGAGTTCGTGCGCGCCGAGTTGGATGCGATGCCGTTGGCCGAGTTCCGTCGCGAGCGGCTGGGGGTGCCTGACGACGAGGCCGGCGCTGACCGGCAGGTGATCTCGGATGAGGCGTGGGCGCTGCTGGCGGACCCCTCTTCGGAATGGTCGGGCGCGCCGACTGGTGTGGCTGACGTGTCGCCTGACGGCCGCTGTTCGCTGGTCTTGGCCGGGGTGCGGGCGGATGGCCGCCGCCATGTCGAGCTTGTCGACAACCGGGCTGGTACCGGCTGGGTGGCGGCGAGGCGGGCGGAGTTGTCGGGCAGGTATGGGGTGTCGACGTGGGTGCGTGACCCGGCCGGCCCGGCGGTGGAGCTCGAGGGCGACTGGCAGGACTTGTCGGGTCGCGAGTGGGCTGAGGCGTCGTCGGGGTTTGTTCGCGCCGCGTTGGATCCGGAGTGCCCGGTGGGCGAGCAGTTCCGGTGGCGGTGCACGGCGAGTTTGGAGCGGGCGGTGGGCGACGCGCTGCGGGGTGCGGTGCGCCGGGAGCGTGGCGACGGGGCGATGGTGTGGGCTCGCCGCAGGTCGAGTGTGGATATCAGCCCGCTTGTGGCGTTGACGATCGGCTGGTGGGTTGTCGGGTCTCCTGTTGATCCTGTTCCGAATCTGTGGTGATGGTCGATGTGCGATGGGGTCATGTCGCACATCGACGCAGCGGGGTATGGTATGGGGGTGGCTGTGAGCGCGCCTGACGTGGTGAAACTGATCGCCGTGGTCGGTGCGCTGGTGTCGGCGGCGTGGGCGTTCGGCCCGCCCGGGCTGGCGGTCGGGTGCGGGGTGGTCTGGGTGATCGGGTGGGCGATGAGCGTCAGCGGCGGACGACAGTGAGTTTCGGTGGCCTGCTGCGCGCCGCGTTGCCTGGGTTCGAGGTCCGGTCTTTGTCGCTCGAGAACCCTGCTGTTCCTGTGTCTGTTTCGTCGGTTGGCCCGTGGCTGTCTGGTTCTGGCGTTGAGGTTTCGGAGTCCACGGCGCTTGGGTTGACCGCCTACCTGCGGGCTGTGTCGTTGATCTCGTCGTCGTTGGCGATGCTGCCGCTGCGGGTGTACTACCGGGGTTCTCGGCGGCTGGTGGTGTCTCGCACGGTGCTGGATTCGCCATCGCCGGATCAGACCCCGTTCGAGTTCTGGCAGACCTGGTTGATGCACCAGCTGTCGTGGGGCAACGCGTACGGGTTCAAGATCCGCGATGGGGCTGGCGTGGTGCGTCAGGTCAGGCAGATCCATCCGTCGCGGGTGAAGGTGTCTTCCGGCCCTGCCGGCAAGGTGTTCGAGGTGATCGGCGAGGACGGCCAGTTGCGGTCGTTCTCATCGTTCGAGGTCGCTCATCTGCCGTTTCTGTCGCCCGACGGGATGGTGGGCTTGTCGCCGTTGCAGGCGTGCAGCACCGTGTTGGGGTCGGCGATGGCGGCTGAGGTGGTGTCCGAAAGCTTCTACCGGAACGGGACAAAGCTTTCGGGGGTCATGAACGTCGATGCGACGTTGACCGAGACGCAAGCCAACTCGTTGAAGTCGCGGTGGAACCAGCTGTTCGCCGGGCCTTCGAAGGCGGGTGACGTGGCGATCCTCGATTCAGGGGCGAAGTTCACGCCCCTGACCTTGCCGCCTGAGGACGCTCAGCTGTTGCAGTCTCGGGCGTTCGGGGTCACGGAAATCGCCCGCATGTTCGGGGTGCCAAGCCATTTCCTGAACGACCAGGAGAAGGCGACGGCGTGGGGTAGCGGCATCGAAAGCATGGGGATCGGCTACGTGGTCTACACGCTGCTGCCCAGGGTGAAGGCGGCGGAGCAGCGGATCACCCGCGAGCTGCTGCCAGGCGGCTGGGATTCGGGGGAGTGGGAAGCCCGCTGGGATCTGAAGGGCCTGCTCCGTGGTGACGCGGCGACGAGGGCGCAGTTCTACCGGGCGATGACCGACCTGATGGTGATGACGAACCATGACGTCGCCGAGCTCGAGGACATGGACCCGCCCCCGGGCGCGCCGGTGTATGCGATGCCGTCGAACTTCACGCTTGTCGATTCGGAGTCTGGTGACGCGAAGGTGTTGGCCGGCGCGCAGCCGCCTCCGGCCGACCCGTCGCCCGACCCGTCGGCGCAGGCGCATGTCGATGGGCTGAACGACGTCCATGTTGTTGACGGCGGGCAGTGAGAGGTGAGGACGATGAACGTTTCGACGGCTGAGGTTCGTGAGGCTTTCCAGAGCGGCGCCAACGGGCGGGAACGGATCTGGGCGAGGCTCGAGGCCCGGGACGTGTCCACGGACGGCGAGATCCGCATGGGCGGCACGGCGGCGGTGTTCGGGGCGCGGGCCAAGGTCCGTCTTCCTGACGGCAGGATCGCTATCGAAGAGGTGGCGGCGTCGGCGTTCAACAACACGTTGCAGCGCGGCGACATCTTCCTGTTGTGGCAGCACGACCCGAAAGAGCCGATGGCGCGCACCGGTGCCGGCAACCTGACCCTTGAGGCCAGGGGTTCGGGTGAGATGCCGGGGCTTGACTGGCAGGCGCAGAACATGCCGATGACACAGCGAGTGCGTGACGCCGCCGCCCTGCTCGACGCCGGGGTGGTCGACAAAATGTCGTTCGGGTTCACCGTCCCCCGTGGCGGCGACTCGATTTCGGTGCAGGACGACGGGACGCTGCTGAGGCAGCTGCACGATATTCGTCTGGCCGAGATTTCTCTTGTGACTTGGCCTGCCTACAACGAGACGTCTGCGTCGCTGCGAGCAGACGCGTTCGGTCTGCTGTGTCGTTCTCTTGGCGTGACAGAAGAGGACGTGTTGTCTCGTCTGTCGCACGACGAGTGTTTGGATCTTGCTACACTGCGATCGTCGACCGCTTCCCAGCAGGTCGAGCCGGGGGCCGTAACCACCTCGGAAGATGCCACACGGGCCGTAACCACCGTGCAGGCCGGGAATTCCAACCGTCTTGTGCGTGAGCTCCGCCTTCGGGCGTTGTCCCGCATGGATTTTCCGAAGGACCCAAATGAACTCCCAGGAACGAATCCTGGTCGAGAAGCGGGCCGCGGCATACTCGCACGCTAAGGATCTCCTTGAGCGTGCGGCTGCGGAGAGCCGTGGACTGACCTCCGAGGAAGAGACCACCGTCGACAACGCGTTCGCTGACGTCGACAAGTACGACGCCGATCTTCAGCGTTACCGGCGTGCCGCCGATCTCGACACCCGTTTCGAGGTGATCGACGAGGCCGCCGCCGAGCAGCGGACCCGGGTCATGGTCGACGCCGGTGTTTCGACCAGTGTCGAAGAGTCCCGTGACGCGCTTCGCGATCACACCGAGGCGTTCTGGACGTTCGCCGCTCGCGGTGTGGCCGCCCTGAACGGCGAGCAGCGCGCTGCGCTCGAGCGGTTCGACCAGGAGCAGCGGGCCATGGGTGTCATCACCGGTGTCGGTGGCGGCTACGCAGCCCCGGATGGTTTCTGGTCGAAGGTGACCGAGACCATGAAGTACTACGGCGGCATGATGCAGGTCGGGGTTGAGGCGATCAACACCCCGAACGGCAACCCGCTCCCGTGGCCGACCAACGACGACACCAGCAACACCGGCTCGTGGGTCGCTGAGAACACTGACGCCGGCACGGCCACCGACCTGTCGTTCGGGGCTAAGACCCTGTACGCCCACGGCCTGTCCTCGAGCATCCTCAAGGTGTCCCTCGCGTACCTTCAGGACGTCGACCCGGTTGCCGGCGAGGCGTTCATCACCCGCAAGCTGGGCGAGCGCATGGGCCGCACCCTGAACACGGCGCTGACCACCGGCAACGGCGTGAACAAGCCGTACGGCATCATCAACGGTCTGTCGACCGGAAAGACCACGGCGTCGGCCACGGCGATCACCGCCCCGGAGATCATCGATCTCCAGCACAGCGTCGACGTCGCCTACCGGACCAACGCCCGGTTCATGCTCCACGACCTGATCTTGGCCGCGATCCGCAAGCTGGTAGACACCACCGGCCAGCCGATCTTCCAGGTCGATTTCCGGTCCGGTACCCCGGCGACCCTGCTCGGCAACCAGTTCGTGTTGAACAACGACATGGATTCGGCTGTCACCACCGGCAAAAAGACCATCGCCTTCGGCGATTTCCAGGCTTGCTACGCCATGCGCACCGTGACCGGCGGACAGCTCCGCCGGCTCGAGGAGCGTTACGCCGAGTTCGGCCAGGTCGGTTTCATCAGCTTCGGCCGTTACGACGGTCTTGTGCAGGACGCCAGCGCCGTCAAGCTGCTGGTCCAGGCCTGATCGGGAGGATCGGATGTCTTGGCGTAAGGATTTCGACAAGGAGATCGCTGCGGCGACGTCTCTCGCTCCGGCTGCTCGCACGGCCACGGCGAACGGCACCGGCGTTGATCTTCAGAACTACCAGCGGTGCGCGGTGGTGTTCAACGTTGGTGCGATCACCGACGGGACTCACACCCCGAAGCTTCAGGAGTCGGACGACAACAGCACGTTCACCGACGTTGCTGCGGCCGACCAGTCGGGCACGCTTGCGGCTCTGACGGCGAACACGAACCAGGAGGTGGGCTACCTGGGGTCGAAGCGGTACATCCGTGCCGTGTCGACTGTTTCCGGTGCCACCACCGGCGGCGTGTACGCCGCTCTTGTCGTTCGTGCCGGCTCGCGGACTCTGCCGGCCTGACGATGCGGGTTCGTGTTGCGCAGCGAATCACCGGGTTCCGTGACGGTGTTGAGTGGCCTGAGATCGGCGGTGAGATCGACCTTCCCGGTTGGGAAGCGGAGAATCTGATCGCTATCGGCCATGCCGTCCCGGTTGAGGTGGCTGCGCTGGAAACCCATGAGGGCGGGGGCGTGGTCGTCGACACCGTTGAGGTTGTCGACGAGGCCGGGTCCGAGGTCGTGCCGCCTGCGACCTCGGACCCTGTCCCGAAGCGCGCGAAGCGGAAGGCGTAGACGGTGGCGGCGACTGACCTGCTCAGCTTGGACGACGCCCTTGCGGCGGTTCGTCTGTCCCGGTCGCACACCACGCACGTGGCCCGTCTCGAGGGTTTGGTGTCGGCGGTGTCGGCTGCGGTTGATGAGCTGGTCGGTCCGGTCGTGGTTCGCACGGTGACCGGCGAGCAGCATCCGGGCGGGGTTACGGCGGTCAGGTTGCGTCGTACCCCGGTGTCGTCGGTGACGACGGTGAAGACGTGGGTTCGGGGTGCCGCCACGACGTTGACAGCAGAGTCGCTGTCGGCGTCGGGCGGCTACCTCGCTGAGCCTCACGCCGACTATCCGTCGTTGCTGTCGGGGGTGTTGCTGCGCCGGTCGTTGTGGTCGTCGATCGTGTGGGAAGCCGGGACGGTTGAGGTCACCTACCAGGCCGGCCGGTACGCCAACACGGCGGCTGTGGTCGGCACCCGGTTTCACACGGCGGCGGTGTTGGCGTTGCAGAACTTGTGGCAGGGAATCGCCGATTCGGTGGCGGTGGTCAACGAGTTCGAGCAGCCGGTGTCGGCGTTTCCTGCGGTGATCCTGCCTCGGGCGGTCAGGGACGTGTTGTGGTCTGACACCCAGTACCGGGGTTTGGGCTGATGGGCGCAACGTCGCTGCTCGAGGTTCGCGACGCATTGCACGAGCTCGTGTCGGCGGCTCTGGCCGCTGAGGGCGTGGACGTGTTGTGGAACCCGCCGACGGAAGCTGAGGAGCTGTCCGAGCTGACGGCGGCGTTCTGGGTCAACTCGATCGACGTTGACGCTGAACCGTGGACGTTGCCGTCGGGGCTGCGCGAGTTGTACGTGATGACTCTCGTCATCAAGTGTCTGCCGTCCGATGGCGACGTGACGTCACGTGACGCCGCCACAGCGGTTCTGGCGCTCGCCGACGTGGTGTATGGGGTGGTGACATCCAACGCCCGTCCGCTGGCCTCTACGGCGGCGTGGGACGCCCGCATCACGTGGGCCGGGTACTCGTTTCAGGATCTGCGGTTGGAGAAGCCTTCGGGGTTCGCGGCCGGTGTCGAGATCCGTATCGGCGTGGAGGCGACACGTTGCTCTTGAGGTATGTGGGCGGGCTGTCCGAGGTTGCGCTTCCCGGTGTTCCCGGGGTGGCGGTTCGAGGCGGGACGCTCGAGGTGGTCGATGAGGACGTGGCGGCTCGTGCTGTCGGGTCTGGGGAGTGGGAGCAGGCTGACGATCAGCCGGCCCCGAAGCGGCGGGTGCGGGTTGCTCCGGCTCCGCAGAAAGGTTGACGGGGATGTCAGTGACAGGGGTCGGGTCCGGCCTTTCTCTCGCCAAAGAAGTTCGCACGGTCAGCAACGCCACCTGGGCGTCGAGCGTCGCGACGTTGACGACGTCGGCGGCGCACGGCCTTGGGGTCGGCGCCCGTATCCGGGTGGCTGGGGTGACGCCGTCGGGGTACAACGGGATCTACGTGACGACGACCGGCACGACTGGTACGACGGTGAAGTACGCGAAGACGTCGGATCCGGGGGCGTTCTCGGCGGCCGGTCAGCTGTACAGCATCGGCATGACGACCACCCCGACGAGGGTGTTGCAGCTCATCTCCGAGTCGCTCGATCTCGACGTCGCGAAGCTGGAAACCCCGACCCTGTCGGGCGGCACGTTGTTCCAGCAGGCGACGTCGGTGCGTCAGGGCCGCAAGCGGGTCGCCGGTGACACGGCGCTGCTGTTGTGGACGAAGGGCGAGGCGTTGCTGTTCGAAGCGATGCTCGGCGCCATCGCCACCACCGGGTCGGGGCCGTACACCCACACCGCCACCCCGTTCAAGTACCTGCCCAGCTACACGATGCAGGTGTCGTTTGGGGCGACCACGGCGACGATGGTCAAAGAGATGACCGGCATGATGGTCGACTCGTGGGAGATCGCCCTGGCCGCCGGCGAGAACGCAACGCTCGGCCTGTCGTGGGTCGGGAAGGACATGGCGTTCTCGACCGGCGACGCGCTGGACGGCACCGCCCCCACCGGGATCACCGCCTACAACTACATCGACGGCTCCATCACCGTCGGCGGGTCGTCGGTCGGCTGCGTCAAGAACATCACGATCGCCGGGAACAACAACCTTGCTTCGGACGACACGTGCATCGGCACGTCGGTCATCTCCGACCAGGAGCGCGGCCAGTTCGCCGAGATCACCGGCACCATCGAATTCGAGCTCGAAGCCACCGACGTGTCCTACCTGACGGACTATGTGGCCGGCACCCAGAAGACGGTTGTGCTGGCCCTGGCGAACGGGTCGAGTTCGATCACGATCACGCTGACGATGCAGTGGCTCCCGGGGATCACCCCGAAGGTGACCGGCACCGAGAAGCTGACCGTGTCCGGGCCGTTCAAGGCGTTTGTCACGTCGGGCAACACCGACGCCCAAACCCTGTCCATTGTCGCGGTGAACGCCGACTCGACTCCCTGACGTCTGATGGCTCGCCGTGTTGTGGGCGGCCTGACGGTGCAGGGGCTCGAGGAGACGATCGCCGCAGCGTCCGCCGCTGAGAAAGATCTCAAGTTGGCGGTGATGCGGGAGATCCGCCGCGAGCTCCGACCGATGGTGTCTGACATCAAGGGCCGGTTCTCCGATCTTGGGGGGACCGGCCCGAGGGTTGCCACGACGGTGCGGGCTTCGGTGACCGCGAAGTCGGCGGCGGTGCGGATGGGCGACGCAAGGCATCCGTACGCTTTGGGCCGCGAGTTCGGCGCGAAGCGGGGGCAGACCCGCCCGCATGTGCGTCGGGTGCAGTCCGGCGCGCTGTCCTCTCGTGCTGTCGGCGGGGGGACGCAGCGGGTGTCGGTGGCCCGGATCCCGTATTTCAAGGACACGATCTTCGGGTCGTGGACGGGGAACGGGTTCACGCTCGCCCAGACCGGGGACCGGTTGAAGGTCGAGAAAACGTCGGGCCGGGCGTTCTACCCGGCGATCGGGGCCGGCGCGCAGCACGTGTACGAACGTCTCTCAGCGGTGGCCGACAAGTACGCCGACAGTTTCCCCGGGCCGACGTCTGGCGCGCAGCAGTCGGCCGGGCTGGACCGGTTGGCGTCGTTTCTCAAACAAGGCGGAGTGTGATGGCAAAGGCCCCGGACCCGAAGGAAATCGCCCGGCTGCGTGCCGCTGAGGAAGCAGCGAGACAGGCGGAGGAGGTGCGCAAGGCCCGCGAGGCGATGGTGATGTGGGTGTTCCTCGGCGGGGAACGCCGGGTGTTGCGCATGCTGGACACGACAGCGTTGCAGGTGCGGGAGCTGCGCCGGACGTGCGGGCTGGGGCTCAACGAACTGTGGCTCGCCCTGTACGATCCGGGGGCGACGCCGCTTGATACGTTGCTGGCGGCCTGGTGGCTGGCCGGGATGCAGGCCGGCGTTGAGGGCGAGACGTTCGAAGGGCTGTTGGGCCGCTCGTTCGCTGACGCCCCGTGGCTGCATTTCCCGTCGGAAGAAGACATCGCGGAGGACGCGGCGGGTGATGATGACCCCCCGGCCTGAGGCGGCGGCTACGTCCGTGGCTGCCGCTGATCTACACGAAGACGTCGCTTCGCTGGCCGGACGTGGAGGCGATGCCGATGGGCGAGCTCGACGCGCTGCTCGAGCATCTGCGGGGGTGACCGGTGGCTAGAGCGGTTGGTATTGACTTCAAGTTCACCGGCGACCCGACCAAGGCGGTGGCGGCGTTCCGGCAGATCGCCCAGGCCGCGAAGAACGCGGGCGGTTCGCTCGGCGTGGCGGGCCGGCAGATGGAAGAGGCGCTCACCAAGGCGGAGCGGGCGGCGCAGCAGCAGGCCAAGTCGGTGCGTGGCGCCTTGTCGGGCGGGGCAAACCAGAAGGCCGCCGGGTTCCTTGGCGGGCTAGCGGACGCTTTGGGGGTGGGCGAGTTCGCCGACCAGTTGGGCGGCGTCGAAGGCCTGCTCGACGGGGTGTCGTCGAAGGCGGCTCTTGCTGCCACCGGGTTCGCTGCGCTGGGCGCCGCCGCCGTGAAGGTCGGGGTCGACTCGTTCAACGCGTTCAAATCGATCGTCGAGCAGGTCGACGCTGTCGCCGACGTGACCGGGGCGTCCGCTGAGGAAGCCTCGAAGCTTGTCGGCGTGTTCAAGGGCGTCGGTCTTGACGCCGGGGCCGGTGCTGCCGCGATGGCGAAGCTGGCGAAGGCGGTCGGCACCAACGAGGAAGCGCTACTCAAATACGGGATCGTTGTCGCCCGCAACGCTGACGGCACCGCCAACCTGAACGGCACCCTTCTCAACGTGGCATCCGCCTATCAGGCGACAGCTGACCCGGCCGAGAAAGCGGCGTTGGCGTCGGCGGTGTTCGGCAAGTCGTGGGCGGACATGGTCGACGTGCTCGACAAGTCCCGATCGAAGATCGCCGAGTTGCAGGGGCTTGCCCCGGGGGTGACCGAGGACGACATCCGCCGTCTCGAGGAGTACAAGCAGGCGTCGGCAGGGCTTGGGCAGGCGTGGGGCGACACGAAACTGTCGATCGGCCGGCAGCTGATCTCGCTCACTTCGGCTGAACTGGAACGGTTCACGGGCGTGGCAAGAATCGCCGGGTCGACGTTGACCGGCGATTTCGGGGGGGCGTGGGATGCGCTCACCGGGAAGACCGAGCAGGCGTCTACCGCATTCCAGAACGCCTCGGATGATCTCGGCGGGCGGCTGGTGGCCGCAGCGTTGCAAGCCGCCTTTGCGACCGACCGGCTTGGCGTGTCGTTCGAGCTCGCCTCAGTGAAGGCAGCCAGGGCGTCGTCGTCGTTTGCTGCGGTGTTCGACCGGCAGACCACATCGATCGGCGCGCAGGTCCGGTTCAAGGACGCGATCTTCGGGTTGCAGCAGGCGCAGGCAAGCTCGGCCGGGCAGGCAGCGAAGTACGCCGACGCGCAGGACAACGTGGCTCGTGCGGTCGGCGACCAGTCCCGGGCCGCAGCGGACGCCGCCCGCAAGATCGCCGACGCCGAACGCCGGTCCTCCGAACGCATCGTTGACGCCCAGCAGGATGTCATCGACGCCCGCGAGCGCGCGGCACGTTCGGCGCAGTCTGCTGCCGACCGGGTTGCTGACGCCGAACGGGCGCTGGTCGATGCCGCCACGGCAGGGGCGGGTGACAACCCGTTGGAACAGAACCGGCGCATCCAAGACGCCCGGATCGAGCTCGAGCGCGCCCAGCGGGATCAGGCGCAGTCCGCGACCGACGGGGCAAAGAACGTCAAAGAGGCAGAGGAAGACCTGTTCAAGGCGCAGCAGGACGGGGCGCGCGAGGTTGCCGACGCCCGTCGTGAGGCCGCTGAGGCGCAGGCCGACGCCGCCGAACGTGTCGCTGACGCTCAGGGCCGGGCGAACGAGTCGTTCGACGTGGGTGCCGTGTCGATCGGGAACATGACCGGCAAGGTCGATGACCTGGTCAAGTCGACGTTTGATGCTGCGTTCCAGATCCAGCAGATGGGCGGCTCGCAGGCCGACGTGAAAGCGAAGGTCGACGAGTCGATCCGGGCGCTCGAGGAGTACGGCCCGCAGCTCGGGTTGACGTCCGCCCAGGTCGAGTATTACCGCAAGCAGTTGCAGTTGATCCCGGCGATGATCCCGACCCGGATCCGGGTTGATTTCTCGGTGGGTTCGGTCACCGACGTCGCCCGCCGCGGTCTCGCCGCTGCCGCTGCTTCGGTGTTGCAGGTGCCCCAGTTCGCTGGCGGTGGCACGTTCCGGGCGCAGGGCGGCGGTGCTGGTCTGGCGGTGTTGCACGACGGGGAGAAGGTGTTGACCCCGGAGCAGCAGCAGGCGCAGGGCGGGATCACGGTGAACGTGTACGGGTCGGTGATGGCGGAACGGGACCTGGTGGAGACGATCGGCCGGGCGTACCGGCAGGGGTTCCGCTGACATGGCGATCTACACGCGCATGCATCCGAGGGTGTACATCGAGCTTGAATCGAACCCGTTGGATGCCGCCGACCCGGGCGACTGGATCGACGTCTCCACCCTGGTCAAGGGCATCGATTTCCGGCATGGCAAGTCCCGGTCGTCTGGCGACTTCCAGCCCGGCTCAGGGCAGGTCACGCTCGACAACCGTGACTCCCAGTTCGACCCGACGAACACGGCCGGGCCGTACTACGGGAAACTGAAGCTGCGCCGCAAGATCCGGGTTGATGCGCTTGTCGAACAGTACGACAGCAGCGACGGGTCGATCATCGCCTCCTACGACGTGACCTTGGCGTTCGGGTGGGTGACATCGTGGGGGAACCAGTGGCAGTGGCGGCGGCTGGTCGACACGACCGTCACATGGACCGACGCGCTCGGCCTGCTCGCCAACCACAACCTGCCGGACAGCGTGTGGGACTACCGGATCCAAACCCTGGCCGACGCCGGGAAGGTGGTCGCCTGGTACCGGTGGGACGACCAGTCCGACACGGCGGTTGACTCGTCGGGGAACGGGAACCACGGGCGGTATGCGATCTCCGAGGACGGGTCGGACCCGGCGACGTCGGCGGGCGCGCCGGTCGGGGTGGTGCGCGCCGGCCGCAGCGACCCGGTGATCCCGCAGGTCGACCGGCCCGGCTTGTCGTTCGGGAAGATGGTCGCCGAAGCAGGGCAGCCGGCGACCGCCCCGACAAACGGGTGGCGGTTCCCGTGTGTTGTCGCCAGCCCCGCCGCCACATCGGGGCTGTGGGGGACGTCGTTCACCGTTGAGACATGGGTGCGGTTCCGGGCGGCGTTCTCGCTGTCCGCCGCCGGACTGGCGTCAGCGGTCACGGCGCGCTGGCAGTTCCTTGGCTACTGGGGTCTGGACCCGTACTCGCCGATCCGTGTCCTCGGGTTCTCGAAAGAGGGTCGGGTCACCGCGGGCGGGTCGTTCTACGGTGAGCTGATCCCCGGGACACCGCCGAACGTGTGGCTTCCGTACGGCTCGGGCGGTCCGAGCGGCGTGCTCGGTCAGCCCACCGTTGACGACAACCAGGTGCATCATGTGGTGTACCGGGTGACGTCAACGTCGGGCACCAGTCAGATCGACTTCTTCATCGACGGTGTCGAACAAACCGCGTATGACTCGTCGATCGTGGATGGCTGGCCTGTGCCGCTGCCCGGCGCGCGGCCGATGGTGATCGGCTACCAACACCAGCAGCTTTACCCGAGCGCGAACCCGAACATCGACGTGGCCTGCGGGTTCGAGCTCGGCGACGTCGTCATCTACAACCAGGCGTTGACCTCCACGGAGATCCTCACCAACTACCGGTCGGGGCGGTACGGCAACCTTGCCGCCTCCGCCGACCTGGTCGCCTCGTCCGCGTTTGAGCAGGCGTGCACCATGGCCGGCTACGCCCCCGGCGTGTTCGTGTTCGGCACCACCGCCAAACAAGTCGCCGCCGGCAAGACCGCCGGGAAGACAGTCGTCGACTACATCCGTGAGCTTGGGCGTGGCGAAGACGCGCTCGTGTGGCAGGACCGGTACGGCGAACTCCGGTTGGATTCCGAATCATGGAAACGAGGCGCCGGCCCCGGCGCGTCGGTTGCCGCCACGCTGACCGACGGCACCGACCCGTTCTCAAACCGGATCGGCTACGAAGACTGCACCCTCGACCTTGATGACAGCCTGCTCGCCAACTCGTGGTCGGTGTCCTACGAAGGCGGCCAGCAGATCGCGGAGGACACGGCCAGCATCGCCGAACACGGCCGCTACGAACAGTCGATCACAACGCTGCTCACCGACCCCGACGACGCTCAGGGGCTCGCCCAGTTCCGGGTTCTGCAACGCAGCGACCCGCAGGTCGAGGTGGGCGAGGTCACGTTCGCGGTCGACGCCAGGTCGTTGACGTTCGTGCAGAACTCGTGCGACGTCCGCTACCGGGTCGAACTGATCCGCACCCGGCCCGATGGCAGCGTGTTCACCCAAGACCACTGGATCGAATCGGTCCGCCACCAGATCGAAGGCTCGAACGCCGGCTACGACCAGGGGGTGGCGCCGTACGCGTTCGGGACTTGGAACGTCACCTTGTCGTTGTCGCGGGCCGATTGGCCGGCAACCCCGTTCATTCTCGACACGTCGGCCCTCGACGGTGTCGACACCATCTGGTACTAGGAGCACGTCATGGCTTGGACATCGCCGGCAACGTGGTCGGTAGGGGAGGTCCCTACCGCCGCCAAGATGAACGCCCACATCCGAGACAACCTGGTCGACCTCGGGCAGCCGGGCGTCGGCTACCTGACGTTCTCGTCTACCCAGTCGTTCCCGACGTCGGGCGGCACGGAGACGTACACGCAGCTTGCGTTCGATTCGATGCCGATCACCAAGAACTGTCACGTGACATCGAACCGGTTCTATGTCGACCAGGCCGGCACCTGGGAGTTCTGTGCGATGATCCGCTGGCCTTCCACCGCGTCGGCAAACGCGTCGTCTCTGCGGTGGGCGAAGATCTACGCGAACGGGTCGGCGACCGACTACCGAGACATCCGGTTCAACTTCCAGAACTTCGACACGATCTGCACGGTGGTCACCGGGCCGATCACCCTGAGCTCGGGGGCGTATGTCGATCTGCGAGGCGCCCAGTCGCACGGCTCGAACCTGACGCTCACGTCGGCCGGGACCTACCTGTACGGGCGGATCGTGTACCGATGAGTGCGCTTGCCTGGTCGATGTGGCAAGTACGATGGTCATGAAAGGTGGTGGGCGATGGCTTCTTATTCTCTGACCGTTGGCGGTCGGCCGTCCGGGGTGCACAAGACGTTGTCGGGCACGACAGCGGACACGGTCACCGTTACGAGCACGACGACGTCCTCTCGAGGGCAGGTGATCAACCGTTCGTCGGCCGCTATCTACCTGCGGTTCGATGGGTCTGCGGCGGTTGCCGCTGCTGACGGGACGGTGGTGTTGCCGGCCGGGCTGGTGTACGAGTGGTTCATCGGGTCAGGCACCGCGACGGTGAGCGTGGTCGGTTCCGGTGACGCCTATTCGGTGCAGGCTTCGCCGTACGGGAGCTGGTGAGCCGATGCGCTCACGTGGCGCTTACAGCGGCGCCTATTCGGGCGTGTACCTGCCGGGTGGCCCGGCGTACAGCGGCCAGTACTCGGGGAACACGTTCTCCCCGGCGGCGCTCGCCCCGTACGCCTGGTATGACGCCGAGCTCGGCCAGCCGAAGAACGTCGGGTATGTCGAGCTGACCGGCGTGTCTGGCGACTACGTGTTCACTCCCGATTCGGCGGGTCTGTCGTTCTCCAACGACATCGAGGTCGTGATGCGAGTCCGGGTGACGGACTGGACCGCGGCGGCGAACCAGACGCTGTGCGGGAAGTACGTGACGACCGGGAACCAGCGGTCGTGGCGGTTCTACGTGTCGACCACCGGAGCTATCGTGCTGACAGCGTCAGCGAACGGAACTGCGGTGACGAGTGTGACGGTGACCCCGACGGTGGCGTTCACCGATGGCGCGTGGATCTGGCTGCGGTTGCGGTTGGATCTGACCAACGGCGCGAACTCGGTGGGCACGGTCGAAACAGCGGCGGACACCGGATCCAATGTCGAGCCGTCGTCGTGGACTGCGAACGGTACGGCGACCGGGACGACGATCGCCGGGGTGTTCGACGGTACGGCGGCGTTGGAGATCGGCACGTTCCAGTCGGGGACGTCGGAGCGGCTTGCTGGGCGTGTGGGCCGGTGCATTGTGCGCAGCGGGTTCGCCGGGTCGACGGGCGCCGATTTCAACGCCGATGACTGCTACCTCGATGGGGTCACCGATTCGGTTGGGAACGTGTGGTCTGTCGCCAACGCGAAGGTGTATGACCGGTCAGCGAACGCTCGGGCGGCGGTTGTGAACGCGTCGGGCAGCAACGCGGCGGCGCCGTTGTCGTGGCGTGGCGTGCCGTCCGTCCACATTGAGGCAGCGGGAGCGGGCATCAATGGCGTGTCGTGCACCGCTCCCGCTGGCACTGCGTCGTACTCGGCGGTCCCACGTGACGGCGGTTCACCTTCCACGGGGGTGGCGGCTCCCGGAGCGTTCTCGTTTACTACCGCAGGGGACTGGCAGTACGTAAGCCTGTTGAACGGTTCCGCCGTGGAAGTGGCGCGGTATGCACCGGCGTCAAGCACCCAGGCCGGCCATACCGACAGTTATGGCGTGGTGTGGGCGGTGGACCGCGGGACGTCGGGCCGCAAGTCGGTTGTGCAGTCCCACGCCGCCACGTCGGCCCGTTCGGTGTTTCTGCTCGGGACCGATGACTACCTCACGGTGCCGGCCGCCGCCGTGCCGCCCATGGCGGCGTCCGACGCTGCGACGATTCTTGTTGTCGGGCGCACGTGGGGTACGCCGCCGTCTCTTGGCTGTTTCTTTCATTTCGGGCAATCAGGCGGCGCCCTGCCCCTCCTTCTGCTGCGCGAGAACGGGGGTGGCCCTACCCTGCAATCGTTCATCCAGGACGGCTCGGGTTCGGCGTTTGCGTATGCGTCGTTCACCAATTCTCAGCGTTTCGTGATCGGCGTTGCCTTGGCTGCCGCCACCGTGAGATCAATCGCGAACAGCAACGAAGCTTCCGCAGCGCGCGGCGGTGTAGCGATTTCCCCGGCATCTCCCGTCGCGACTATCGGCGCATACGCCGGGAGCGCCTACCAGGATTTCGAATGGGAAGCCGTGCTCACGTTCAGCCGGGCGCTCACCGCCAGCGAGATCGGGCAGATCGTCGCCTACTACCGAGGCGCCGCATGACCACCATCACCACCTCCATAGCCGCAGTCGACGCCATCCAACGCATCCCCCTCGAATGCTGGCGCGGGCCCTACGACGACCCCAACGGCTACCCCAACTACCCCGTGTGGGTCGACACTGCCGGCGCCCCCGTCGACACTCTCGACGACGCCACCCACGCCCTATGGGACGGCGCATTCGGCGCGCTCACCGCCCGCCTCATCGCCGCCATCGGCGCCGACCCAACCCGAATCCCCGCCGACACCACCACACTCGACCGTGCCGCCCTCCTCGAGCTCTACCCCGCAGTCGCCATCGAACCCAACCAGGTGACGCCGTGAAACTGCATGCCGCCACCATCGAAGACGCCCGCAACGCCCGACGCGCCCGCCCCACCATCGGCCAGCGCATCCCCCAACCCGTCGACCAGCAAGGCGCCACCCCCGCCCTCTGGTCCGACTGCGTCGCCTACGTGGTCGACGACGACCCGGCCGCCACCGCCGACGACCAGGACCTCATCGCAGCTGTCGCCGCCGCCCCCGGCAAGCTCCGCCCCGCCGACGGCAACCCCGCCAAGATCAGGGCACGGCTCGCCGCTGAGATCGCCAAGGCCAAGAGCGACCGTGAGGCTGGCAAGAAGATCGGCCGCGACAAACCGAAAGACCGCGACGCCGAAGACCCGAAGTCTGGTGGCGGCAAAACCAAGGCAGGGCGGTAGATGGCAACCGTCACCAACACCGTCAAACTCCCAGACGGCACGACCCCCAGCCGGGTTGATGTCACGATCGAGCTGGTGACCTCTGCTCACGTGCGCACGTCCGGGTGGGTCACGGCCAACGGGAACACGGTGTTGTCAGCGGCCCGCCCGACGGTGACGGCTGGCGTGTGGTCGGCGGATCTCACGCCGAACGCGAACATCACCCCGGCGGGCACGGTGTACAAGGTGACCGAGGTGGCCGACCGGCATAGCTACGTGCATTTCATCTCCGTAGACGCTGACGGCGGAACCTTGTACAGCCTGAGGGAGCCATGACCGGGTACTACCTGCTCGACCATCCGAACCCGAACTGTCCTGATCGTGGCGACGGGAAGTATTGGGGCTATGCGGAGATGCAGGGCCAGCCGTTCTTGATCGCCGTGCACACGACCGAGTCGTTTGCGGACGAGCTCGGCGAGGACATGGGCGCCGAGAACGTGGCCGCCTACTTCTCGAGGTCGACGACTGCGGCGAGCTATCACACGATCGTGGACAGTGATTCGACGGTGCGTTGCCTGCCGGCCGGGTTGGATGGGACGACGGTGCACACGGCGTTCCATTGCTACGGCCGCAACACGGGGACGCTGGGGATCAGCTTCGCTATGCGGGCGTCTGAGTGGCCTACCGTCTCCCCGGCGTGGGCGACCGCAGCGTTGGAGCGGGCGGCGGATGAGGTGGCCTTGTGGTGCCGCAGGTGGGATATCCCGGCGCGCCGGGTGTCTCGGGCTGAGGCTGATGCCGGGGTGTCGGGGATCACGGGGCACGGGATTTTGCAGCCGGAGGATCGTACGGATCCGGGGGCGTCGACGACGTTCGAGCCCAGCTTGTTCCCGTGGGACCGGTTCCTCGGGATGGTCAACGAACGGCTGAACGGCGAGAAGCCGAAGGCGGAAGGTGAGGAATACATGTTGCAGCACTTCTTGCGGGTGACCGAAGGCGAGCTGAAGGACACCATCTACGCCCGGTACACCACCGGCGCGCTGGTGCCCATCGCCCCGGAGGAGTTCGACACCGACGGCGGCAAGGTGTCGGTGAAGAACACGACCACCGCCGGTCTGCGGATGGCGTTGAGCAACCAGTAGCTCAAAACCCATGCCGACCCCGTACTACCAAGACGACCAGGTCACCATCTACCACGGGGACGCCTTGGACGTACTCGACGGGTTGGAACACGCCGACGCCGTCATCACCGACCCGCCCTACGCCAGCGGCACGAGGATGGAAGCAAAGAAGTCTTCCAGCGGGTCCATGCTGCGTGCAGGGCGGTTCGCCGACCGGCCGATTGACCTGGACCAGATGACCACCACTGGGTTCGTCTGGCTCATGCGACACGTCGGGATGCACGCCGAACGCATGCTCCCGGACGGCGGGTCACTGCTGTGTTTCATCGACTGGCGTCAATGGCCGAACCTCGTCGGGGCGCTCGAAACCTGCAACCTGAGGGTGCAGGGGATGGTCGTGTGGGACAAGGGAAGCATGGGACTAGGCAACGGCTTCCGTGCCCAGCACGAGCTGATCTGCCACGCCGCCAAGGGGGTGCCCACCATCGCTGACCGCGGCACCGGCAACGTGTTGCAGTTCGGCCGGGTAGAGCCAACCGATCACCCCAGCCCGAAGCCGACCCCACTCATGAACAAACTTATGCAAGTGGTTACCGAGCCAAGCCAGCTAGTGGTCGACCCGTTCATGGGTAGCGGTTCGACGTTGCGGGCGGCGAAGGACCTGGGCCGGCGCGCCATCGGGATCGAACGAGACGAGCGCTACTGCGAGATAGCCGCTGAACGGCTCGGGCAGAACGTGCTCGACTTCGGCGGCGCTGCCTAACCCGCCGTCTGCCCACTAGTTGCCAACTATCCGCACGACCACCGAGCGTGGTACGGTCGTGCACCCCCGGGTCCTTTCATGGCCTGTCGTTGTGCGCTGTGCCCTGGTCGCACACCGAACATTTCGGCGATTTCGGGAATCCCATGCGGTTGCCCATGATCCCGAACTTCATGGCGGCATGCTACATAGCCGCTGGTCAGAGCGCTATTCGACGGGATCCTGACAACTAGTTGCCAACTAGACCGTTTCTCGCTACCGTGCGTGGTGACAGAAGTTGTTCGCTCTACGCCCACGGGAGTGCCCACAATGACCACGGCAATCGAATGGACCGACCGCACGTGGAACCCTGTCACGGGATGCGACCGGACCTCGCCCGGCTGCGACAATTGCTACGCCCTCACCATGGCGAAGCGCCTCAAGGCCATGGGGCAGCCCCGCTACCAGAACGACGGCGACCCCCGCACCAGCGGCCCCGGGTTCGGCGTCACCTGCCATCGTGACGTGCTCGACCAGCCGAGACGATGGCGGAAGCCGTCGATGGTGTTCGTCAACAGCATGTCCGACCTGTTCCACAAGGACGTGCCGCTCCACTTCATCGGCGACGTGTGGCGGACCATGGCCGCCACACCGCAGCACACCTATCAAGTGCTCACCAAGCGCCCGCAGCGGTTGGTCGCTGAGATCGGATGGGAGGTTGAGCGAGCACAGCTCTACGGCACCGGTAACAGCTTCGTCGTCGGTGATCCCGACGCCGGCTACACGCCCTTGCCGAACGTATGGCTAGGCACGTCAATCGAAAGTGACCGTTACACGTTCCGTGCTGACCACCTACGGGCCACCGCCGCGGCCGTGCGGTTCCTGTCCTGCGAGCCGCTGCTAGGGCCGTTGCCATCACTCGACCTCACCGCCATCGACTGGGTGATCATCGGGGCCGAGAGCGGCCACGGCGCGCGGCCGATGAGCAACGACTGGGCGCTGGAAGTCGTCGCCAAGGCTGACGCTGCTGGGTGCGCCGTGTTCGTTAAGCAGCTCAGCGGCGGGGTGCATGCTGTTAAGGACCTCGCGCAGTTCCCACTCGTCAACTTGCGTCGTCGCGAGTACCCGAAAGCCGCCTGATGCCCGCTCCTAAGCGCCGTCCGCAAGGCTCCGGCGGCCTGCGTAAGCGTGGCGACCGGTGGCAGTCCTCCGTCGTTGACCCGCGCACCGGGCGCACGCTGTGGCACACGTGGCCGGCCGGGACGACACGCCGCCAAGCGGAACATAACCACCAGGAATGGTCGGCGGAGATTAGCAAAAGGCGACCGGCCGACCGCACCGTTACCGTCGCCGCCTACCTCACGTCGTGGCTTGGGATCCGCCAGGCCGACATGACCCCGGCCACCCACGCCCGCCACGCCGCCAACGCCCGGGTCCTCGAGCGCGAGATCGGCGGGGTCCGTTTGGCCGAGCTCGACCCGCTCGCCCTCACCGAAACGTTCGCCGTGCTCGCCCGCACCTACAGCCCTGCGTCGGTCAAGTCACTACGCGCCACCGCTAACGCGGCGCTCGGCGACGCTGTCCGCTGGGAGCGGCTGCCGTCGAACCCGATGACCGCCGTACGCCTCCCCAGGCCCCCGGCGAAGCAGGACCGGGCGACCCCGACAACCGAGCAGGTGCACGCCCTGTGCGCCACGGAGACGGACGATCTGTGGCGTGGGGTGTGGGAGGTGTTGGCCGGGACCGGCGCGCGCCCGGGCGAGGTGCTGGCCCTGCACTGGCGTGACGTGGACCTGCGGAAAGGCACCGTGCAGATCGGCCGCACCCTCACCCAGAACGGGCGGCGCACGGTCATGGGGGATACGACGAAGACCCGGCGCGCACGACGTATCGCCATCGACCCGCACCTTGTGAGCGTGCTCACCGCCTGGCGGAGGACGCTACGCGACGAGGAACTGGCGCGCGCCGGTAAGGATGCCCCGTTGTTTCCGTCGCCGCTTTCAGGGTCGGGTGTGGTGTCTCAGGGTGCGTTGGCCGCTAGGTTCCGGGCTGGGATGCGTCGTGTCGGGGCGGATGAGAACATCACCCCGCACGCGGTGCGGCACTGGTTCATCTCGACGTGGATGGCGCAGGGTTGGCCACCACAGACGATTGCCGCTCACTGCGGGAACTCGATCGAACAGGTGATGCAGCGCTACGGGGTCCACGCCCCGGACCACGCTTTGGCTGAGGTGGCGGCGAGAATGCCGGCACGAAACAAGGAGACAAGTAATGCATGATCCTTCCGTTCTCGTCGCCGACATCGCCGGGGTCCCGCTCACCCCGCGCTCGCTGCGCCGATGGCGCAAAGGGGCCGGCCGACCTGCGCTGATCGAGGTATGGCACGAGGAGCCAGGCGGCCGCGACTCGGGGTCCGTCTGCGCGTACAAGTCGATGCGTTGGCATCCGCATCACTGGCGGGTCAGGTTCATGCCGTACGTCGAGATGCGGCGCCGGTTCGAACGTTGCGCCGCCTGCGGGCGGCGGATGAACCGGGCCACACGGTTCGGCTACATGAGTTCCGACAAGGTCTGGCACGAGGAATGCTCGGCGCTCGCCGTGATGCGGGGTGACAGGAGACTGCTGCTCGAAGTGCTCGACCGGTTGGCGTTCGCCTACGGCATCGACGACCAAGATGCTCTCCGGTCTGTCGTGGTGCGGATGGAACGGCGCGACCAGTTCCTTCTGTACTACCGGACGTGGCAGCTGCTCGCCCACTACAGGGCGAGCGACGACAAGTGGCGCGCACCAAACGAGCACATGATCAAAGGCTGAAGCGCCTTAAGCAAGGCCCTTCTTGATCGCGGTTCGGTAACAATCTTCCCGTCGTGTCACCCATGCACGTGCATGAACCAAACTGCATTAGTTCCGTGTTCGTGCATGTCACTGAACTGTCATCGATTCCGTTGCCGACGTAACGTCGAGTGGCGGTAGTGCGACGGTAGGGTGCCCGCGGGCCGACGCCGAGGGAAACACGGAGGGCTACCCCGATGCCGCCAGAAGGAAACGCCGATACGACCAGCGCCGGTGATTGGGTGCTGATCGACCGGCGAACGATCGACACCGAACAACAACGGATCGCGATGATCCGCCACTACGCCGAAGCACTACTCAGCGTTCTGCCGGGCCATCCGCTCGAGCCGGATCAACTGCGCGACAGCCTGTTTCGTGGTGGCGGACAACCTGACGGACGACAAGATGACGTCGAGCTCGTCGACCTCCGGCGGGTCGATCCCAGCCCCACGGACCAGCGAACCGACTGAACACCCCAGCCCCTTCGCTATGTCGACGAGCTCGCCGACCGTCCACGACTGGCGGGGGCCTTTCGACGACAGCAGCCGGGCGGCGGAGTGCACGTTCCATCCGACCTGACGGGCCGCCTCGCTGCGGCTCCACCCTTTGCGGATGGTCATTTGGTGGAGGACTTCGGCGGTCAACACGTCGTCGACACCGGCGCGCGGTGGCCGGCGGCGGCGCACGTCGTCGTCGGGATCCTCACCGATCCGTGAGCGTGGGGCGGGGAGCGGCTTGCGTGTTTTGGCGGGGGTGGTGCGTGGTTTGCGTGGTGGCTTGGCTGGCTTTTGGCCGTCGTCATCTGCGGGTTTGTGTGTGGGCACGGCTGTCATTCTGCCCAGGGTTGTGGTCGTTAAGCACACACCTCTTTGAGTGATCCACGAGTTTTTGCTTGCTGTTGGTCGATGTGCGACGTAGAGTCGTCGATGTGGACACGAACAGCGAACACAACGAACGTCAGTCAAATCCTGACGTGAACAGCAAACCGCACGACGTGACCGCCGTTAGCGAACCATTCGACCCGGCCGACATCCAACGGCGGCTCACCGAACTCGAAGCGCTTCTCAAGCCCCACCAGTTCGACCGCTGGCACCCGCTCCGCCGGGCGTCTGACCTCACCGGCATTCCCAAGGGCACGCTCCAGTACTGGATCCGCACGCACCGGATCGCCCGAGACACGGACTGCCGCAAGCTCCGCGGCATGTGGTTCATCAACCCCGCATGGGTCGCCTCACAAGCGGCCCTCAACCCCCGAAAGGACACCGCATGACGCCCACCATCGACATCCACGCCGTACTCGTCGCCCACAAACTGTGGCTCCAAGGAAACCCCGAAGGCCGCCGCGCCGACCTCACCGGCGCCTACCTCACCGGCGCCAACCTTGCCGGCGCCAACCTTGCCGGCGCCTACCTCACCCGCGCCTACCTCACCGGCGCCAACCTTGCCGGCGCCTACCTCACCCGCGCCAACCTCACCGGCGCCAACCTTGCCGGCGCCAACCTTGCCGGCGCCAACCTTGCCGGCGCCTACCTCACCCGCGCCAACCTCACCGGCGCCGACCTCACCGGCGCCAACCTCACCCGCACCGACCTCACCGGCGCCAACCTCACCCGCACCGACCTCGCCGGCACGTGCGTGTCGCTGCTGCTTGGCGACGACGGACGCTGTTATCGGGTGGTCGCCCATCGCGGGCTGCTGTCCGACGGTGAACCGGTCTATCTGGCCGGGTGCCGCAAGCTCTCCATCGTCGGCGCACGCGCCCACTGGTCGAACCCCGACCACCCAGACCGGGCCGCTGCGGCCCGGATCCTTGCCGCGATCGAAACTCACCAAGCAGCCCTCAACCCCCGCAAGTAACCCCAAGAAACAAGGCGGACATGACCCCCATCACCAAGCTCACCACCGTGGCAGTGCTCGCAACACTCGCCGCACCCACCCTCGCCGCAACCGCCGGAGCAACCCCCAACTGCACCGGCCGCGCAGCCCTCACCACCTACACCGTCACCATCACCGACACCACCTACCACGCCACCTTCACCCCCACCCCCGGCTGCGAACAGGCCGACATCACCATCGCCGCCCACAACACCGCCCACCTCACCTGGGACCCCACCGAACTCCAGCCCCTCATCGCCAGCCACACCGTCCCCGCCGGCACAGGCGAGCTCACCTGGACCCTCCCCAACGGCGTGTCGCCCCGCTGCCGCCTCCAACTCGACCTCATCACCGGCCCGGCGTTGCCCGAGATCAACCCGACCTCCCGGTACAACGAAACCGCCATCGGCGGGGTCGCCAACCGCCTGGTCGACGCCCGCTACAGCGAATCGAAGTGCACCGCAACCGGCGGGCCGACCCCGATCCCCACCCAGCCCGTGGAGCCCCCGACGACGACACAGGTCACTCCCCCCGAGACCGACGTGCCGCTCGAGGAGGCGCCCACCACGACGACGCCGGAGGTACTCGCTCCCTCCACGGTGCCTCCGGCGTCGTCATCCACCCAACCCGAAGCCGCCGTCGTGGGCGGCGACCCCACCCCCGTCTTGCCGATGACCGGCGGTAACACCAGCCTGATCGTGGCATGGGGTGCTGGGCTCCTCACCGCAGGCGCAGCGTTCGTCTGCGGTGGCCGCAAGATCCGCCGCCGCACCTACCAGGAGAACTGATGCCAAGCCTGGCCACCTCGGTTCGACGCCACGTCAAACGTGCGTCGCCCACCGCCACAGTCACCGAGTACAACACCAGCCCTTTCTGCGAGCGGGTCATCGTTTCCACCCTCGCCGACGAATACGAGACGGTCCTTGAAGTGCTGCGATCGAAGATGCGCGACGAGATCTACGTGACCGGCTACAGCAGAGGCAAGCGAACAGCGCAGTTCATCGTTGAATGGCAGGTGACATGACCCCGACGGATGTGTTGGCGGCGGCGATCGCCCGGCGGATCAACACCCACAAACACCGCTGCCCCGAAGCCGCCAACACCGAACCCGAACCCTGGATGACCGAAGCCGCCAACGAAATCGCAGCCGCGATCAACACGCCAGGCTTCCACGCCCGCCTCAACCCCGACCAGATGCGACGCGCCATCATCGCCGAACTCGAACAGGAGAACTAATGAGCACCACCGTCGACATAGCGGCCGAACTCGGATGCGAAGAGATGACCACCTTCATCATCGATGAAACCGATCTCACGGTCGGCTGGAACGACAATGGGTACAGCCCCGTCACCTTCCAGATCAAGCAGACCCGGGACAACCAGAACGACAACAGCGCCGCCATCTGGTTCGACACGCACACCGCTCGACGCATCGCCCGTGCGCTCATGGACGCCGCCGAACAGGTCGACCTCGCAGCCGCCAAGACGGGAGCCGTCGCGCCGTGACCGGGGCGTCGTCACGCCGCAAAGGCGCCACCTACGCCCTCACAATCCGCCGCTGGCTCGAAGCACAAGGCTGGGAATGCATGGCCCGACAAGCAGGCGAAGACGGCGACGACATCCGCATACTCGACCTCCCCCACCTCTCCATCGAAATCAAGAACCAAGCCCGCCTCAACCTCGCCGGCTGGATGACCCAAGCCACCCGGCAGGCAGGCGAACGCATCCCCGTTGTCGTCCACAAACGCCACGGCGTCGGCGACCCCGCCAACCAGTGGGTCACGTTGCAGCTCGCCGACTTCGAACGGCTCATCCGGAAAGGACGCTGAATGTCCCGGCCTGTGCGGTGCGACCATTGCAACGAACCGACGTCCGACCGGGTCGGGTACATCGTCTACAACATCCACGTCCGCTCCGAAGGCGACGCCCCCCACCGCTCCCACCTCGACCACGACTTCTGCGGAATCGAATGCCTCGCCGCCTGGGCCAACGCCCGGCTCGACGACAAGAACCAAGGGATGCACCTCACATGACCGACAGCCTGGAATGGGATTCGACGTTCACCACAGACGATGAAGCTGTCTGCGTCACCTACCGCGGACACGTCGACCGGGCCGTCGCCATCCACGACGCAACGGTGCGAGTCGCTCGCCACATCGGCTACCAGCTCGACGAAGTCGACCCTGCCGACATCCGTTTCGACCACACCGTCAAAGGCAAAGACCCGTCAGGCGAATACGGCTGGCTGTACGGCCCGCTGCCCCACAACTGCCACGAAGATTTCACCTGCGTTGTGCACCCGCCCGAAGTCGAAAACGACCCTGACTTCGAAGACTTCGACGCCTGCCGTTGCGCCGACTGGTGCCCCGGCGACGGCGAAGACATCGACCCGGCCGACCCGGCCCCGGCCACCGTGTTCACGTGGGGCTCGACCTAACCAACAACCCCGACGGAGGCCACAACGAACCACTAACAACCCGCACGGCAGAAGACCCCCAGCCAAACCGGCCGGGGGTCTTCGCTTTGTGCGGGGGTTCAGTTCTTGGGTGGGTTGATCGCGTTCCACACGGCCTGGCGGGACACGTTCAACCGTCTCGCCGTTTCGGACATCCCGATCGCATCGACAAGCGCTTGCAGCACCTCACGCCGCTCCTCAGCAAGCCCGCCGATCGCCGACCTGTGATCAGCCATCGCCTGGCGGATCGCCCGTTCCTTGTCCATCAAGGCGGTCACGATGTCCTCACCCGCCTCTGCCATAACACCCGACGATAGCCCACCCCTAACCGCCGATCTGCAACGTCGGACCGAGATGCACCGGGATCTGCGGGGCCGGCTCGAGCTCCATGCCCGCAGGCTTCTGCGGCTCGATCGGAGACCCGTCGCACGACTTGCGCTGCCAGCACGTCGAGTACCGGCCTTTGACCTTCGGGCCGTACTTCGCAGCCCCGTACGCCGCAGCACCAACCGCCCCGGCCGCGAGAACCTTCGACGACCCGATACCCGACGCTGCGCCCTTCCCTGCCGCCTCTGCGGCACTGTCGATCGTGTCGCCGACCTGCGCCGCACCGAGCTCGGCCGACCGGTTAAGCGTCGCCTTTCCATCGATCGACCCGTCCTTGTTGGTGACGATCCCGCCGTTCATGCCGCCCACCGCAAGGACTGCGACGATGACAACTCCGGCCGTTCTCATTGCGCTCATCTACCTACTCCTGCTCGAGGCCAATGAGCCGGGAACGGCGCGCCGTGACCGACCCTTGACCACCACTCTTCGGGCGTGTCGTCGCCCTTCGATGAATTGCACGAGATGCACGCCGGCACCCGGTTCCCCGGGCCGTCGTCACCCCCACGGGACCACGGGTACACGTGGTCCCAGGCGTCCGCCGGGCGGCCGCAGTACGTGCACTGGTAGAACCTTGACGGCCCCGCAACCCTGGTCATCGACACCCGCTTGCGGGCCACCCCGAGCACCGCGTCCTTGCCTGCGCCAAGCCACAACAACGGCAGCGACACGAACAAGGCGACGGTGATAGCGGTGTACCGGCCTGCCATGGCGAGGCAGGCGAGCGGGAACACGACGGCGAAAACGTGGCGGGGTTTCATGGTTCTATCCTGCCAACTCGATGTGCCATGGCTCGTGTCCGTAGGGGAACACCAGCCCGAATGCCTTGGCGTTGTCGTGTGCCCACGACTCCACGTCGGCGGTGCTGAAAATGAGGTCGGCGGCAAGGCCATCGCAGTGCTTCGATTCGCACGTGGTGCCATCCGACCAAGACGCCGGGTTGCCGGCGCCAGACAGGTACTTGTTGTACAGGTCGAGCTGTTGGCCGGGGTCACGGAACCCTGACCGCACCGTGATACCACCCGGAGCGGCTGCCATCAGAGCGTCGAGTTTCGCCCCGAACGTCGGGTCCAAACGGTCCGCCCGAGCCTGCCGTGCAACCGGCGCTGCGGCCTGATCAGACCCGAACAACGTGTCGTCAACGGCGCGCCAGGCGCCGTCTGCGCCGACCAGATCGGAGGCGTCGCCGACCCTGACCCACCCTCGAATGACCACGTTCCACACGCTCTCCCCCAGCTTCCTGGGGGTGCGCTGCTTGCCTTCGGTCGCTTCGATGATGAACGGTTCGGCCCGGTCGTACGTGGCGATATCGGCCATCACGTCGTCGGCGTACCCGTCCTGATCGGCGCCGTAGTAGGCGACAACAGCCGAGCGGAGGTGGTCGCCGAGCACGTCGCCGTGGGTGCCGCACAGGTGGCGGACGGTTGCCTGTGCGGCATCGTCGATGTCCTGCGGGTTGCCGCCCTTGCCGTAGATCGCCCACGAGGTGGGCATGAATTGGCCCGGGCCTTCGGCCTGTGCGCCGCCCATCCAGTTGACCGGCGGCCCGTAGATCGCCGGTCGGGCGACTCCGTCAGCGTCGAGTGCGGCCCCGCCGTGGGAGGCGTGCCCGGACTCTTTCCGGTAGATAGCGGCGAGGATCGGCCAGCGCATCCCAGGGCAGGCGTCGGGGCTCTCGACGGCCTGCACGTATGCGGTGAGGGCGCGCTGAGGGATGCCTTCGACACCGCCGGGGATCGGCACTGCGCCGGCCCCGACACCGATAGCGGCGGCTGCCACATGGGAGCGCAAACCCATCAGGCAGCGACCCCCCGACTAGCGAGGCTGGTCCGCACCCGCGACACCCATTCGAGGATCGCGTTGCAGTGGTCGACCACGACGGTCAGATCGCCGTAGAACTCGTACGGGTCGGAGTTCTCGCCGTTTTCGAACAGGCTGTGCACCTGGTGCAGCATCCGGATGTTCTCGCCGTACTCGTCGAGCTCGCTGGGCGCAAGGTGGAGGCGTACGTCGGCCATCAGTTGCCCTCCAGCGGGGTCGTCGGCAACGTCTCCTCCGTCGCCTCGGGCACTGCCACCGCAGCACCGAACCCGGACATGGCGTTGCGCGCCCCAGCGGCAATCGGTTCGGTCGCCGACAGGGTCTCACCGCCCAGGATCCCGGCTCCCTGCACCACCGGCACAGCCCCGTTCACGGTCGCCTCCACGGTCTGCGAGGCGGTGCCCGGGTTGCGTGCCTCGCCGATAGCGAGCGCCACCGCGAACCCGACAGCACCGACCCCGATGGATCTCACTACGCCTTTAGCCACTTGGCTTCTCCTTTGTATCCCGCCGTTTGAGCGGCGATCTTGCGGGGCTCTTTCGGCCCCAAGAACAGCGAACGGGAACGCGTCGCGCGCCGGTCAACCCGCACGAACATGCCGCCGTTCAACGACTCCGGGATCGTCTGGCAGGGGGCGATATCGACGCTGTCGCCCATGATCATCGTGGCCTGCTGCAACGACTCGCAGCCCATCCCGATACGCACCCGACAGTTGTCCCGCACCTCGGTGGACATCGCCTCGTGAGACGGACGCTGCGTCGCCAGCACCGTCCCAATCCCGGCGGCCCGGCCCATCGACAAGATCAGCTCGAGCCGCTGCTCGCGTTCGGTGCGTTCCTTCGGGGTGCCGATCCGGCGCAACGCACCGATCTCGTCGACCACCAAAACGATCCGCTTGCCGTCAGCGTCAGCCCACTCGACCTGGTCCTCTGGCATCGCCTCGTAGCGGCGCATCATCTCGTGGTAGACGGCGTCGAAAGCCTTGCCGGTCGCCTCCGGGCCACGGGCTACATGCGCTCGTTCGGCCCAGCCACGGAACTCGACCATCTTCGGGTCGCACAGCACGAGCTCGACGTCAGGGCAGTGCGCCATCTCGGCGATCAGCACCCGCAACAGGACGCTCTTGCCGCCTCCGGTGCTGCCCCCGATGAGCACGTGCCGGCCGTCCGAACCGGGCCACGGGATAGCCGCTGGCGCGCCGGTCGCATCGAACCCGATCGTGATGTCACGACCCGCCTTGAGGGTCGACGGGCCGGGCCACGGGCGCACGTCGTACAGCCGGTCCCACGGGCCGTGCCGTTCGTCGTCGAGCACCAGTTTCGAGCGGCCCAACACGTCGGTGGCGAGCAGCGTGGCGTCCCCGGTTTGCAGGGCCTGGCCGACCAGTTCCGGTTCGATCTTGCCGGTGTGATCCACCTCGAGTTCCCACCCGGTCGCGGTCTTCTGCGCGCCCCGCACCCGGGCGTTGTCGTGGGTCGAGTGCACAGCGTTGTACGCCCGGTTCCGTTCTTTGTGCAACGCAAGCACGGCAGACAAAGGCTGCCCTCCGGTCTTGCCGTAGTCCCACCAGAGGTAGGCGAGCAGCGCAGCGAACACGACCGGGACGGTGATGGTGTACCGCCATTCCGGGACCAGCTTCCACAGCACCACGAACGCGACGGCGGATATGCCGAGCACGCTCATGGCGACGACGGTGATGGCGTCCTTGCGGTTCTTCCACAGCCACGTGACAACGGCGAACATGCCGACCAGACCGACGGCGGTGTTGCCCATCGCCATGACGTTCTTGCGGGCCTGCCGGCGGAACCAGCCGGTGACCCACAGCACGCCGAACAAGGCCGGGATGAGCGGCATGAGACGGTCCATCTGTCAGCCGGCCGCCACGCTCGTCGGTGTCGGATCCTGCGGGGTTTCGACCACGTTCGGGGCGGTCTCCATGCCGTCGAACTCGCAGTTGAACAGCCGCACCCCAGCGGACGAATCGTCGGCCACGACACGCAACGTGCCAAGCGTCGGGGCGACAAGACGAAGGTCGACGATACGGAACGAGGTAAGCAACGCTGACGCCTGCTGCTCGAGCGGCGTGGCGCGCTCGATGTTCACGGTGCGACCGCCGGTGTCAGGGTCGCCGCCGATCATCTGTTTCGCCTCGTTGGTGAGCTGGCAGCCTCGCACCCACGAGAACGGGGTCGGCACAGCGATCTGTGTCTGCGAGTTCTTCGCAAGGTTGAGCTCGGCGCGCACCTTGTCGACCGCCGCGCTTGTCGCGTAGTCGGCGATTGCCTGCTCGTTCGGCGGGGCTGGCATGAACATGCGGGTGGCGATCACGTTGACGGCGACGAGGACTGCGATGCCGCCGATGACCTTGTAGCGGCCGGGCTGGGCGGCGATGGAGTCGGCGAACCCGCCTGCAACTCGCTTTGCCCACTTCGCCAGACCTGGTTTGACCGGCGGAGGCGGGGGAGGAGGGGGCTGCGGGATGCCGTTGATGGCGTCCGGGAGGGGCGGAGCCCCGACCTTTGCCCCGGTCCTTCGGACTTCGTCGCTTCGGTCCGGGGCAAGTGTAGCGTCCGTGTCAAGGCGTGGGTGTACGGCTGTCACTGGCTGTTCTCCTCTTTGGCGCTGACACCGGAGACGTGGACGGACCATTCAGCTGCTCGGGGGTACCAGGCTGAAGTCACTTGATCGATCTCGAACTGCTCGTCGCCGAAGGCTTCGGCGACCTTGGCCCGAGCCTCGTTCTCGGCACGCTGCCGGTCCACGTTGCGTGCAGACGCGTGCGCTAAACGCTTCACTTCGCGTCCTTGGCCTTGCGACCCGGCCGAGCAATCGGGGCGGGCCTGGTGGACGGCACGAGCTGCTGCCGGAGCATGGCGACTGCCTCGTTGAGGAGGTCGTCGGTCGGGCGTCCGGTCAGGGTCTCGAGGGCCTTGACGTGCTTGACGGCGGTGGGGTCGATGGCGATGGCGTCGCCCGACTCGGATCGGTACTGGGTGTCCATATTGGTCAACTGTACACCGAGGGGTTGACGCATGTCCAGGGCGGGGTGTACACCGTGTATATTGCAATCGACGGCACGCCCCAAGCGGCCCGAAAACGAAGCGGTCCCGGCCGGCGCTGGAACGCCAACCGGGACCTTCCCCACAGGAAGAGGACCCTCCCCGTGAAGCACGAAGACCTTACCTCCGTCACCGTTGCCGTCCCCGATTTCGCGCCTGCCGTACCGCAGGATTTGGTCGAGCGGTACGACGTGCTGACGTCGAACCTGACCCCGATCGTCCGTGAACTGGCGGGCCTGCTGGACGAGCTCGACAAGCTCGACGTCGAGTCCGTCGAAGCGTTGTGTAAGGCGTTCGCCGGCACCGACCCGGACCTCGAGGACAGCTTCACGAAGCAGTGGATCACCGACTCCGGCGCGAACCGTTCGTGGAACCTGCTCGCCTTCGTCGGGATCTTCCCCCGCTGATTGCGGCGATGCGTGTGTCGATGCCGATGGCCGAGTTCGTGGCGTGGGTTGTTGGCTCGGGCCTGTTCGGTCTGCTGCTCGGTTCGCTCCGCCGCCGCTGACCATATCGACGGCGTATATTGCAACGCCTGTGCTGGCGGGTACAGTGACCATCGACGGTCGCACACCGACCAGCGTCCTGCCCTGAAAACGAAGGTGGCCCGGGGTGCGCTCGCAACGCAACCCCGGGCCGTGGAACCCCCATCAAGGAGTCACCCGTGACACACTCCGCCCGTTCGACGACGTGCTCGCCGATTTCGCAGCACGCACCGGCCGGCCGCTCGGCAACCGCATCACCGAAGCCGAAGCGTTCCACTCGATCGACGGCCACCCCAACAACGTCGCCCGATTCATCCAAGCCATCGCACCGTTCGCACCCGAGTACATCTCCACGCACACCGACCTCGGCGAGCTCGTCACCCGCTACCAGATCGACGTCGACGGCGTCCGCATCAACGTGGAGATCCGGTCGTCATGAACACGATGATCTTCCCGTCGCTTCGGCGCATGAACAACGACCACATGCGCACCCTCGCCCTGCTCCGCGACAAGCACGGCTACGAAGCACTCACCTGCACCGAAACCAAACTCGGGATTCGGCAGATCGACGCATGGCACCCGCAGTGCACCAACTGGACGCTCACCGTCCGCTACCTCAAAGCCGCCCGGCCGGGGGAGTGGGGCCGGCAGATCACCATCACCTGGTGGGCGTGGGACCAGCCCGACGCCCGGGGCTGCCCCACCACCGAACAACGCAAGCTTCCGCTCGACGTGAACCTTGCCAGCATCCTGCATCTCACCGGCGACGACGTCACGTTCGAACGGCTGTGGGCGGCGTGCGACGGGATCAACACCGACCACCCAGCAGGCGGTGCGTGATGGATCCCGTCTCAATAGCCAAAGCGGCGCTCGCGGAGGTTGGGGTCGACACGTACGTCGTTGCCGACGACGGGGCGCTGGCCGCCGTGGACCTGATGGCCGTACACCCGCACGTAGCGCTCAACGCAGCACGTATCGCCTGGCGCACTCCCGACATGGCACTCGACGAATACGTGTCCCACCTCAAAAGCGTCTACCCGCTGCTGTCCAAGCGGTACGACCTCTGGCTCGCCACGCACGGGGTGGTCGTGTGATGTACAGCTGCACCGACTGCGACCGCCAGTTCGACGACCACCAGGCGTACGCCTCGCACATGGCACGCACCCACGGCCGACGCATCATCCGACACGGCCGGTACACCACCTACAGCAACGACGTCTGCCGGACCTGCGACGACTGCCGCCGAGCATGGGCCGACTACCAACGCACCCGACGCCGGCAGGTGGCGTGATGCAGATCGCACCGCCCGAATGGGCCGCCACCGCACCCTGCAAAAGCAAAGGCCACCTGTTCTTCCCGCCGCACGGCGAACGACCCGAAGCACGCGCCCGACGCGAAACCAAAGCCCTCGCCGCCTGCGCCCGCTGCAACCACATAGACGCCTGCCGCGAATGGGCCGCCAGCGAGACAGACGGGATCTGGGCCGGGGAGATCCGCCACGGGTCCGCCACCAAACACCGGTACCGCGAACGCCGCCGGCAGCAAGCGTCCTAGAAGGTCTCACCCCGCACGTACTATGCCCACAGCTGGTCGCACATCGACCGGCACGTTGCCCACAAGGAACCCCCATCATGACCATCGCCAGCATCACCAAGTGGCCCGCCGCAGTGCGCGAACACCGGACATGGAGCGACGAGCCATACGAACTCACCGACTGGGTCATCGCAGACCGACGCATTCCGCTCATCTGGCTACAGCCCGGGGTCTGGGACTTCGGCATGAGCTGGAACGCCGAAACGATTTCGGTGTCGTTCGGCAAAGCGGTGCTCTACGTCGACAAGGAACAGATCCCGTGACCGACCTCGAGCACAGCGAAGGCGGCCGCTACCCGCACTGCCGATGCGCCGCATGCCAAGCCGACTGGGCTGCCTACAACCGACGGCTCCGAGCCCTACGCCGCACCCAGCCCACCCCCCAACACGCCCACGGACGGCCAGGCACCGCAAGCAACCACGGGCGCACCTGCACCGCCTGCCGGCAAGCCAACAACATCCGCCGCTACCGGAGAACCCACGCATGACGCTCGCACCCGAAATTCCCGCAGACCCCAACGACCCCGCATGGCACGAAGCACGGCGCACGTTCATCGGCGCCAGCGACGCCCCCGCCGTGCTCGGGATCAGCCCATGGGCCACACCGCTCGACGTGTGGGCCAACAAGCTGAACGTCGGCGAACAGTTCGCCGGGAACCTGTCCACCGACATGGGTCACGCCCTCGAAGACATGATCGCTCAGACCTGGTGGAGGGATTCCGAGTTCGCAGAGAGGCACGTGTCGGTGCTTGCTAACCCGAAGGTGACCATCCGTCACCCGGACCACCCTCACATCGCTGCCAGTGTCGACAGGGCGGTGATCGCCCACCATTCGCTGGAACATCGAGCCGTGCACCTTCTCGGCGCCGGCAGCATCGAGAACCTTGTTGAGTGCAAGTACGTCGGGCCGCCCACCGCCTACCAGTGGGCGAACGGCGTGCCCGTCTACGTGCAAGCGCAATGCCAGGTGCAGATGGCTGTGACCGGCGCGCGCCGGGTTCACGTCGCTGCGCTCATCGTCGACCACGGCCCACGGTTCTTCACTGCCGTCGTCGAACGCGACGACGCGGTCATTGCCGACATTGTCGACCGGCTCAACGCGTTCTGGGACCAGTACGTCGCCACCGGCCAGCGCCCCGAAGACGAGCACGGGCTGTGGAACCCCGACCAGGTCCGCCGCCGGCTCGAAGACATGTACCGCCCGCCCGTCGAAGGCAACGCCGTACGCCTCCCGCACGAGCTCGCCGACGTCGTCGCCGAAGTGAAGCGCACCAAGGCGCTGATCAAAGACCTCGAGCGGCAGGTCAAAGCAGCGGAGAACGAGCTGCGCCTGTTCATGGTCGACAACCAGGCCACCGACGCGTTCATCGACGACAACCAGAAGCCCGCCGTCACGTGGCGGACCATCGCCCGCAAGGGCTACACGGTCGAACCCTCCGAATACCAGAAACTGACGGTGGCGTGATGGCCAGGCCGTCGCTCGAGGGTGGGGCTGGCGAATCGCCGCTACTTGCGGCGAAGACGCCTCGGGCACTTGTCGCCCGTGTCGACACCTACTGCAAGCGACTCGGCATCACCCGCAGCGAATTCGTCCGCCAGGCGCTCGAGGAGTACGCCGACTTTCTCGACGACTACGTGGACGCCCTCAAGCCGTGACCTCCCGCGCCGTCAACCACAACTGGAACCGCCCGAACGAAAGCGAACCCATGACCGACACCCAACCCGACCTCAACCAAGCGCTAGCCGTCACCAAACCCGGCAACAGCGTCGCCAAGCTCAGCCCGAAACAAGCCATCAAGAACACCGTCGAAGTCAACAAGCGAGAGATCGAGAACGCCCTACCAGCCGGGTACGTCGGCGGCCCCGAACGCTTCGCCCGCACCGTCCTCACCTGCGTCGCCCGCGACCCCAACCTGCTCAAGTGCTCCCCGCAATCCATCATCGGCGCCGCCATGCAAGCCGCACAGCTCGGGCTCACCCCCGGCGTGCTGGGCGAGGCATGGCTCATCCCGTACGGCGGTGAATGCACCTTCCAACTCGGCTACAAGGGACTCGTAGCGCTCGCCTCGCGCGCCGGGGTCACCATCCAAGCGCACACCGTCTACGAGCGAGACGACTTCGACTACGAGCTCGGGCTCGAACCCACCCTCCGCCACAAGCCCGCAACCGGCGACCGAGGCAAAGGCGTCTACTGGTACGCCGTCGCACGCGACCGCGACACCGGGCACCCCCTCGGGTTCGCTGTGCTCGACCGCCACCAGGTCGACAAGCGCCGCAAAGCCAACCGGGGCAAGTCGCCCGCCTGGGACCAGTGGTACGACGAGATGGCCCTCAGCAAGGCCGTGCGGGAGGTGTGCCGGCTTCTCCCGCTCACCGTCGAGATGTCCAGCGCCCTCGTGTCCGACGGGGCCGTACGCACCGAGATCGACGCCCAGCCCGACGAGATCATCGCCGACGACTACATCGACGCAGAGGTCGTCGAATGAGCGTTACCCGGCGCCCGTTCTTATCGCCTGCGCGCTGCTGCATCTGCGGGTTCCGCATCGCCGCCATGCAGCCCGTTCACTCCACCGTCGCCCGGGACAAGTACCGCACCCTGCTCGTCGCCCACAAGGACTGCGCCTCATGACCGTCCAGCCCGACCCCGCCATCGTCCGCGCTCTGCTCGCCAAACACCACGACGGCGACCAGCCCACAGCCTGCGAAACCTGCGTCCTCGCCGACGCGCTCACCAGCGAACAACACGCCACCCACGACTACGCCGCCGAAACCCGCCGGCTCCGCCAACGCCTCAACACATGGGCCGAAGCAGTCACCCCCGAGCTCGGCTACTCCGGCCACCACATCCAACACATGATCACCAGCATCCTCGAGGCCACCCAATGAGCGGGCTCTACCCCGACCACACCGGCGGCCTCACATTCGGCGGCCAGCAGTTCCACAACCCCGCCAAACGCCCCGCCGGCAACCGGTGCATCGGCTGCAACCGGCAGAAAGACAAAGCCGCCCGCCCCGGGCTCTGCGCCGCCTGTAGGGACAGCCGAGACCTCCAAGCCCGCTGGGCGAGAGAAGACGCCGCAGAAGCCCTCCAGGCCGACGACAGCCAATAGCCCCCCACACACCAGCCACGGACGGCGGAGCGGGCCACGGACGGCCCTCAGCGGAAAGCACGAACATGAACAGCTACACCCCCGAACTCGCCGACCTCATGGAACACGAGCGAGTCATCGAACAGGGGCTCACCACGTTCATCGACGTCGGCAACGCCCTCGTCGCCATCCGAGATGGCAAAAAGTACCGCGCAGCCGGACACGCCACCTTCGACGACTACTGCCGTGGGCGCTGGCAGTTCAGCCAGCAGTACGCCGGAAACCTGATGCGCGCAGCGTCTGCGGTCGCCGTTCTCGAGGCCGAAAGTGAAACGACAGTTTCAGTTCTGCCGACGGCCGAGACTCAGGTCCGCCCGCTGGCCCGCCTGCGTGACGACCCCGACGAGATGCGCGCCGCATGGGCCGAAGCAGTCGAACGCGCCGACGGCAACGTCCCCACAGAAGCCATCGTCCGAGAAGTCGTCGCCGAACGCGCCGCCCCCGCCATCACCCAACCCATCCGCCCCGAAATCATCACCCCAACACCCGCACCACGACCCGCCGAACCCGTCCGCCCCCCAGTCATCAAACCCAACCTCGGACACGGCATCAGCCACCCCGCCCGCTACAGCGACGAACTCATCCCCGTCTTCGCCGACCTCCTCGAACCCAGCAGCCACCTACTCGACCCCTTCGCCGGCACCGGCAAAATCCACCAACTCCAACACCACGGCCACACCACCATCGGCATCGAAATCGAACCCGAATGGGCCGACCTCCACCCAGACACCATCACCGGATCAGCGCTCGACCTCCCATTCAACGACCGCACCTTCGACGCCATCGTCACCTCACCCACCTACGGCAACCGGCTCGCCGACAGCCACAACGCCAGCGACCCCCACCTACGCCGCAGCTACACCCACGACCTCGGCCGCCAACTCAACGACGACAACAGCGGCAGCCTCCAATGGGGCGACGCCTACCGCACCTTCCACAAACGAGCCTGGGCCGAAGCCGTACGCGTCCTCAAAGTCGACGGCATTTTCCTGCTCAACATCAAAGACCACATCCGCAACGGCCGATGGGTCGACGTCGCAGGCTGGCACGTAGGCGCCCTCACCGACCTCGGACTCAACGTCGAAGCAATCCGCCCCGTCATCACCGGCCACCTCCGCCAAGGCGCCAACAGCGAACTACGCGTCCCCGCCGAGCTCATCATCTCGCTCCGGAAGGTGACCGCATGAACTTCCAAGCAGCCGCCTCCCAACAAGGCGCCATGTTCGACCATCAATGCCGCTACCTCCTCACCGACGCCGGCTGGGACACCTCACCCCGACCCCTGTTCGTCCCCGACGCAGGCGTCGAAATCGACTGCACCGCCCGCAAAGACGACCTCGCCGTCTGGATCGAATTCAAAGGATCGTGGCGCGGCGAACAACCAGGCATGCGCCGCACCGACACCACCAAGAAAGCGATCGTCAGCGGCTACCTCCTCCGCTCAGCCGGCTACACAACCCCCTACGTCGTCATCACCAGCCACCTGCCCGCCGCCAACAGCGCAGGCGACACAATGGTCCGCCTCGCCGTCGAAAACGGGGCCGTAGCCGCAGTCATCTGCATCAACGACCAAGGCTGGGCCAAAGCCCTCGAGCAAGCAGCACGGCGATGACAACAACCACGGCGGAACACATCCCCGGCCTCTGGATGCAAGTCCGATGCCCCACCTGCGACGGGCCCGTACACGTCACCAACCCCGGCGGCACCAACGGTCGCGAGACCAAGGCGATCGTCCGCTGCCCCCAACACGGGCACGGCGAATGGCTCATCACCTGCCGCATCACCCCCATGATCGAACGCGTCGGATACCAAGGGCCGGTCGAATGAGCGGGTGGATCAACCTCGCCACCACGTTCCCACGGCACCCCAAGGCGCTCGCCGCCGGGCCTGCCGCACGGCACCTGTTCATCGTCGGGTTGTGCTGGGCCGGCGAGTACGACACAGACGGCGCCATCCCCGGCTACGTCCTCAACTCCCTCGCCATCGACGCCGGCATAGCTGCCGATGACGTCGGCCAGACAGCCGACCGGCTCGTCGAGGTGGGCCTGTGGGTGCGTAACGCGGACGGATGGCAGGTCCACGACTGGGGCCAGTGGCAATCAACTTCCGCTGAACGCGAGGAGCGGCGGAGCAAGAACCGTGAGCGGCAGGCTGCGTGGCGCGCCCGGCAGCAGGCGAAAGCGGCAAACCAGCAGGTCGGAGATGGTGCAGAGGCCCCTGACGGCACCCTCAACGGTCACGACGTTAGCGACGCGTCGCGTAACGCGTTAGTCACTGCCCCTAAGTCAAAGTCAAAGTCAACTCCTAAGGATCTATCTACTAGTCCTCTGGTCCCTTTAACAGGAACGCCGTTCGGCTCGGGGACTGACGGATCTATCCGGACAGCAACAACCGACCAACGAATCACCGCCACCTTCGACGCCTGGCTCGACCGACAAGCAGCAACCCAAGGCATCCCCGAAGGCCGACGCCGGCAGGGCTACATCCAGCAAGCCCAACGCACCATCGACCAACACTGGCCCGCCCTCAAAGCCCTCGCCCAAGCCAACCCCACAGCCACCCCCGACACCCTCGCCGAGCTCTACCGAAAGAAGCCATGAGCTACCGAGTCACCATCCACAGCTCCGCACCCACCGGTCACCACGGCACAGCCAAAACCGTCAGCTACGAACACCGAGCCGGCGCAGAGGCATACGCCCGCACCGCCCGCGAGGAAGACCCCGGTGCAACCGTCCGAGTCGACGGCCAACACGAAGAGGCGCCCGTCACCCTCGAACGAGCACGCGAGTGGATGGCACACATCAACGCCATCTGGGCAGCAGCCCCCCAATTCACCGACCACAACCACCACGGCGGCGCAGCACGATGCCCCGTGTGCTCACGCGTCTGACCTTGGTCACTGTGCCCTCAACGGCGAGCGCAGTACGATCGAAGCCCATGACGACAGCCCTCCTGTACGCCGCCGCAGCGACAGCCCTCGTCGCCTGGCCGATTCGCTGGGGTCTGATCCGAGCCCTTCACCACCACCCCGCCAACAAGCGGCGATCCCGCCGATAGGGCAACCCATGCCGACTGTGCGCACATCGACCACCCAGAGTCGTACAATGAGCGCAGTCGGGTTGCAGGCGGTTGCCTCAGAGGTGCGGGCGGCGGCGTGGCGCCCCCTCAGAGGCCCGTGGGCAACGGGCCGCCTGCAACCCGACACCCAACCCCTAACGAACGGAAGCAGGTAGCGGCGGTGGCGATGAGCAGCATGGAGATCACAGCCCCAGGCAAACTGTTCGGGCTCATCATCGCCATGGTGCTGTGCTTCGCCAGCATCCTGGCCGGACAACTCGGATTCGGCGACACCCCCGACATCATCCCCGGCGTCCTCTTCGGCATCATCGGCTACCTACTCGGCAACGGCGTAGGCGCCCGCACTGGCCAACCCACCGCCCCCGTCATCGGCCCCAAGATCGAGGGATAGCCCGAATGAACCTGCTGTTCGGGGTAGCCATGTTCGCAGCGTTCGGGCTGTTCATCGTCGCCGTAACCTGGGCGGCCTGCTACATGGTCGCCAAAGCAGACCGTGCCGGACGGGAGAACCAGTGATCGCCTACCTCGTCGAATGGTGGAGCACCTTCCTCGTGTTCGCTCACGTCCACGGCCCCGGCATCCTGTTCACGTTCACCATCTGAGCCCGTGAACACCGACCTGAGGGACAGGGGCCGGCCGTGGGGCCGCACCGTGCTCGCCGCCTACGAACGCGACAGCTGGACCTGCCGGCGCTGCCACAGGCCCGTGCACCTCACCCGCACCTGCCCTCGCCGTGGCTGCGACCTGTGCGCCCACGGCGACCACGTGGTGGGGGTGGCAGCAGCACGGGCGATGGGCTGGTCTCGAGCGCAGGTCAACGAGCTCGACAACGTGATCGCCTCATGCCGTCGCTGCAACCTCACCAGGGCAGCTCAGCAACGGAGCCATGCGAGGCGCCTGGCCGCCCGCCGCAGGGTACAGGGGGGGGTACCAGGCGTACGGGTGGGGGTACACGCCCTCGATGGCCCCGGGGGGGCCGAAAAGTCTGACCAGGACCCTGGGAGAC